CCCCTCACACCCGAACTGATCCGCCACTTTCGCGCGAATCGCCTGCGGATCGGTGTGTTTCGAGCCGTATTCGAGGATATGCGCATGCCTTGCCTTGTTGATCACGCGGCGTACCGGTCTGCGCTTGCTGTCCGTGAACGCTTCCCGCTCGAACGACTTCACATACTCTCTGGTGTCGACCGGCGAGATCGACACCCAGAAGTTCTCGACGTCATCCGCGCGGGAATTCAGTTGTGACTCAATTTCACTGCCGTACTCGCGATAGATGTCGTCAACAGTGAAACCAAGACGGTCCAGCGCGTCGCGCAACGCTGGCTCGTCCTCCCACGACGCCATCAGGACTTCTTCTTATCCTCCGGCGCCGCAGCGGGTTTAGCCACCGGCTGAGGCTGCGGCGCAACTGACTGCACCGGCTCCACGTAGCCACTGCTCACCAGCTGCTGCGCCTCAGCGCTGTTCGGAATATCGATAACCTCACCGACTTTGCGGAAATGCTTGACAGACTTGCCATCTGCGGCAGTCACGACAACCGGAGCGATCACACGGTAACGCATCGTTATTGAATCTCCTTACCAGCTACGCGATTTGCGTTTGCTGCCTCTTACACATGACGGTGACCTTGAATAGCTGACCGGAAGCATCGGTGAACGGTCGCATACCGCCATCCACCTCATAGATGATTCCGTTGTGCTGAATTTGACTGTCCGCCTTGATAGCCAGAATGTCCGGCACAGGCGGGGCTGTCAGTTTCCATGTCTCCGACGCGCGGTCGGTCAACGCCACCTGNTCCTGAGCGTTTAGCGGCCTGAACCGAACGCCCGCAACGGTTTTCCATTCGCTGTAGCCGACCGGCACACCCCAATCGTCTGTTGCGGCGTTCTCGCCGGTCAGCCGGTGCCTAACCTGAATCGAATCGTTGAGCATCAGTGCGGCAACAGAATTCGATACGGCTCCACCAGCCGCTCATTGATGACTCGCTCAGCGAAATCACCAGCACGCGGGTCGAACCATTCACGCTTCACATCGTCAACGTCATAGCGCTTCAAGCCACCGACGCTCACATTGCCCTTGGTCTGCGCAAAGCGATCAACGGCGTCGAGCACGGCAAGCCTGAAATCCGCCGCGTCCTCCTCGTCAAAACCATGAGTCATTTCGACGACGATATTGCTGTAACCCATCGCCCACACGCCACCGCTGCGCTTACGCAACCGTACCGGCGTGCGCTTCCCGGCGTTGTACGCCGAAGCGACCAATCCGCTCACGTCGAGCGAATGCCCGTTTTCCTCAACGGATTTCAACTCGACGAGATACATGGTCGGCAACACGAGAATGCGTGAACCCTCCCCGTCGAAAACCAATGTCTCGTCACGGGGAGGGGTCACGTGCCATTCGCAGTAGTTGCGCACAGCCGCCAACGCGTAATCGAGCAGCCGCTGAGTCTCAGGGTCGTCAGCAGGCAGCCGATTGTTCGTGTAGTCGGCCACGTCCTGCGGGGTTAGTTCAGCCACAGCGGTTTTCGCGCTCCGACTAGGCCCGCTTCACCGGCGACGACGAAGCTCCGTTAGCCACCGCCACAGCCGACAATGTACCGCCGGAGCTAGTGTCTTCAGCGGTCACAACAACGCGCACATAGCGGAAACCGGCTGGGATATAACCGACTTCAGCCACAGCATCGTCGTCGTCGCTTCCGAACTCGGGCAGCTCACCCTGAATTCGGTTCTCCGGCACTTCTTCCCAATCGGTGCCGTTGTCCGATTCCTCAAGCTTCACCGAGTAGGTGCCGTCGGTGATGGTTCCGGTCTGGAACACGAACAGCACCGAATCGCGAAAAGCGTTCTGATTCTTCAGAAGATCAACAGCCGTGCCGTTCACATCGCCGTCGGCGGTAACGTTTGTGATCTTCAGCGCCTCGTAGACGAGAGCGTGAGTGTAGAGGGTATACCTCATTTAACCTTTCACCCCCAATTCACCCCCAACGATTTTCGATGACGAACCGCCGCCACCCTTGTGGTGCAGAGGTTTACGAGGGGCTGACAGAGACCGACGCTCGTCCGGCTCACTCGTCGCCGTCTCCGTCTTCGGCGCAGCCTTCACCGGCTGCGTACGCTGCTGCGCGCGCTCAACGGTGCGCTCAACAGTCTCGAACATCTTTTCCCGACCCTTGACGACCGAATCGTCGTGCTGCACAAGCGTTCCGCGCTTCATCACTGCCGTGGAACCATCAGGCCGGGTATATGCGAATGAACTCTTCGCTCGTAACACAGTCATGTTGTGTGGCAAGCCTTTCCGAGAATAGACAGGGAGGCTGAGGGACCGTTTGCCAATCCCTCAGCCTCCCAAAGGGACTAGGTGACGTTCAGCAGACGGAACGCGTTGGTGTTCACAACGTCCGCGCCAACCCGGTAGTAGGCGTACCAGCCGCGCTGCCCGGTCGGGAACCCGTTCGTGGTGCCGAACAGGTGCGGAATGAACTCGACAGCCATGCCGAGCCGGTCAGTGATCACGTAGTTCTCGAAATCGCCGAACACCAGCACGTAGTTGTCCTGCGACGTGTTGATCACCCCGTCCATGGCCTCAGCCTCAAGTGCGCTGCGGCCCAACAGCATTGCGGGACGATCAGCGGACAGGTCGGTCCACAGTGAGCCGCCGTAGTCCTCGTTGAACTGCCGAATCAGGTTGTAGATCAGGTTGTTCGCGAGCCACGCGGCGTTCGCGCGGTGCCGCGCGGGCAGCGCTCCCTGAATCTTGTACACATCGGCGAGATCAAACGTGTCCGTGGTGTCCGACGGCAGAACCACAGTAGCGCCAGCGGATTTCAGCTTGGTGATCAGGCCGGTCGGCTGACCCGAGCCGGTGCCGTTGATCAGCGCATCGGCCTCAAGGTCCGTCTTGCCACCGGCAAGCAGACGACCGACCTCCTGCGCGACATTCGCCTCATCGGCAAGTGCCTCAATGGAAATCGGCACGAACCCGTCTGCCTTGTAGTTCGGGATCGTCGGCTGACTGAAGGTCGGCGCACCATCGGTGGCCTCGGATTCCTCAGCCGCCCAACGCCACTGGACATGCGACGAGGCAACGCCGTGCCACACATCGCCGGTCGCCACAACCTGCCGCGCAACCTGGCGGATGTCGTTGCGCACACCGCCGGACAGGATGATCAGCGTCGGGTCCAGCTGGAACGGAACGAGATAGCCACCCTTGGCGTCGGTCAGCGTGATCGACCGGAACCGGTCGACCTCAGCCAGCGCACGCTGTTCCTCAACGGTCAGCGTGTTCGCCCGGTTGCACGCCATCTTCGCCCACGCACGCATATAGGCAGGCTTCGAGGTATGCAGGATGAACTGCGCGATCTTCGCGTCGCGAGTGTCGAACTTCTCCAGCATATCCGTTGCGGCAGAACGGATTCGGTCGCTGGCGCCCTGCATCTTCTCAATCGCCGACAGCGCGCGCGAACGCAGCTCCTGCGACACATCGGACGGGTCACGCCCGAAAGTGCGAACCTCACTCAGATCCCACGGATCACGGAATCGGCAGTCCTCCACCGAATCCGGGTGCAGAATCGGGTCACGGTCGTACTCGTCGCTGCGCGAACCCGTTGTGCTGCCAGGAATCAGGCGCAATCCGCGAATCGACTTGTCCACGTTCTCGGCAGCCCGATTGATCCGAGCCAGTTCATGCTTGCGCTCAAGGCGCTTACGGTGCTCGTCGACCTCGTCGAACTCATCGCGAAGTTCGATGAAGTACGCCTCGTCCTCCGGGGTGAGGCGATCAAGTTCGTTGAGCCGCTGCATTTCTGCACGAATCTCATGCAGACGGTTCACGGCCTGCGAATGGGTCAGGGTCGGCCCAGCCGAGCGGCGCTCGTCGTCGTGACCCTGATCGCCGCCGTCATTGACCGGCAGGTCTTCAGGCATCGTTACCTCCGATTGGATTGATGGACATCAACACTTTTCGTGAACGCACCAGTTCGCGAGCAATCGTTGTCTTGGTAATACGTTCACGCGGTTGCGGTTTCGACGGGTGCTTACCGGCTGACAGGGAATCACGCTGGCGCACAGCGCGTTCGCGGTGACCCTGATCAGTGGATCGCGGCGCGTCACTACCTCTCGCTGAGGGCGACGACGGGTGCTCCCCGGCGGTGTCGCGTGAAGCCACTTGCGCGGACTGCTGTTCCGCGCTGGCCTCCGGCACCGTGGCTTGCGGCGCGTCGTCCGACCTCGACTGTGTTTCCCTGGACTTGCCCACAGCAGGCATCGCCCAAAGTTTACGTGCCAACGCAACGCGCGTCTCGGGATCGCGGTCAAGCTCCGCAAGATCGATCACCTGCTTGCCGCGAACACTCACCGACGTCTCGCTGTACGCTGGCCAAACCACCGGCCCCATCTCGGGAACCCGAAGCTCCTGCAACGTCCGAATCGGCAACTCTTCCTCCGGAACATCGCCGCTCCACGTACGTCGCAACTCGCTCAACAACTCGTCCTCGTCGCGAATTACCTTGCCGTCAGCGGTCTCCCACTTCTCACGCACAACCGAAAAGCGGAAACTCATGCCGCGCACAGCTTTAGCGGCGATAGCCTCCCGCAACGGCTCAAAAAACAAGTGCCGGAATATATCAGCGACGATATGCGCACCACCCTCAGGCGCCAGCTCCGGGTCCACTTCCTCGCGCGCGAAACGGAGGTTCGCAATCGGGAACGATCCGATCAGCGGGTGGCGACCGTGGTCGAACTGCACAATTGGCGGATTCTCCCGGAACGACTTCCGCATCGCGCCGGGCGCAATACGTTCACGGAACACGCCTTCCCAGCTGTCGATGACAGTCATGCGATTGAACACAGCGCCGTAGCCGTCGAGGGTCCAGCCGTCGCCTTCGATCTCGCTATCGCCGTTGTCCCGCAACGCAAAAGGCGCCTGTCTGATACCGCTCCCCGCAGGGACCGCGCTGCGACGTTCGATCTCGCTCAACGGACAATCCTCCCATTGGTCGGGGCCAAAGCCCGATTCCGTTGCGGCTCATCATCATCCTGCTTACCCGTGCCCGGCTGCGAACCCGGCTCCATAAGCTGCACACTGGTCAACCCTGTGTGCTCAAGCAGCCGCCAATCCTGTGCCGTAACGGCTTTCACAACGGACTCCGGCGTGTATCCAGCAGTGATCAANTTGTTGATCGTCTCTGCCTCAATCTGCGCGATTTCGGCTGCATCCTTCTCGTCCTCGCGCAGGAACGGCACACCCGTGGCGTCGTACCACAGCCGGTGCATACCGCGCCGACGAGGCTTCGGCATGATCACTTCCAAGCTGCCAGCAGCGTTCTCCCACAACGGATGCATCGTCGCATCGGCGAACTTACGACGAGCCTGCCCGAAGTTCGAGTAGGTGGCGTTCGCCAAACCCTCTGAGAAACCGGCGATTACAGGCGGAACACCAGCCGCTGCGGCGATACGCGTCTCGCCAGCGCCGCGAACCTCCTTGAAGTCCACCTGCCGCAGCGTGGCGCCGACAGGCACAGGGTCCGCGCCGGGCGCCAAATGCAGTGTCTTGTAAGCGTTGTCGACACCTGTGTGGCGTTCTTCCAGGAGCTCCTTGAACGCCTTGATCTTTTCCAGCGTCATTCCCGGCTGGTACTTCACGATCATGTTCGGCGTAGCGCCCTGATCGAAGAACTTTCGTTGATGCCGAGTCATCGCGTGATCGGCCCACACCTCGCGCAAAACCGGTGTAAGCCAAGACATTCCGCGATACGACGCCAGCGGGTCCGGCACCGGCGCGAAATGCGCAACCTCGTCTACGTCGAGGAACACCGGCTCCGACTCACCGCTGTTGACACCACCCTCTTGGTAGATGTAACCGACTCTGCGGTAACCGATTTGGCCGCCACCGACAGCACCGGGACCACCGTACACAGCACGAGGCTCCAACACGATATGCACCCAATCGGGACGCAGCCGCACCAGCTCATCGCCGTTGCGCATGATATACGCGTTACCGGCAAGATCGGCGTCAAGGATCATCGCCACCAGCAAGTCCTGCGTCGTGCCGCCGCTCCAAGGACGTTGCAGCAGACGAAGACTCGGATCGTCGGCCCACAGATCGGATGGCTTGCCGTCAATGATGTTCTGCCACATAAAACGCACCGACGAGAACACCAGCATTCGCACCATCTCGCACGCGAACACCGGCCCGCTTGCCGCGTACGCGTTCGTGGCCAAACCGACGAACGTGGACGAGGGAGGCTCCGTCGTCTCACCGCCAAGCGATTGCTGAACGGCGCCTCCGGTGAACAAATGCCCAAAACCGTTGTAGAAGAACTGGTTATACAGGCTGATGTAGTCATCCACCGACCCGAAATCACGGCTACTCTCGCCGAGCAACCGGCCACGGATACGTTCTAACAGGTTCACAGCCTCAGACCGACCTCAACATCGGACCATTACCGTCGTTGCCTTTTCCCGTGCCGCCCTTGTTTTTTGGGTCGTACAACAGACCCGACACGAGCAGCACCAGGCCCCCACC